CTTTGCAAATTGCTAGTATTTCAGCCCCTGGCTTTTATGGGTTAAATACTCAAGATTCTCCGCTTGATTTGCAGAGTGGATTTGCTTTGATTGCTACAAACTGCATCATTGACCAGTATGGTCGTATTGGCTCACGCAAGGGTTGGACTGCACTAAATTCTTCTACAGGTAATCTAGGCTCTAATGACGTAACTGTCATACATGAGATGGTTGAGGCAGATGGGACATTGACTGTTTTATTGGCTGGCAACAACAAACTTTTTAAGTTGGGCGCAAGTAATGTTCTTACAGAACTCACCTATGGTGGGGGTGGTACTGCACCTACTATTACCGCAAGTAACTGGCAATGTGCAACGCTAAATAGCGTAACCTACTTCTTTCAGTTGGGCTTTAATGCTTTGATCTATGACCCAACTGTCAGCACCACAACGTATCGCAGAGTTAGCGAAAAGACGGGTTATGTGGCTACTGTTCCTGATGCAAACATTTGCATTTCAGCGTTTGGTAGATTGTGGGCGGCAAACACAACAACTAACAATGCAACTGTTTTCTTTAGCGACTTGATTGCTGGTCATGTTTGGTCAACGGGTACGGCTGGTTCTTTGAATGTAGATCGTGTTTGGGCGAATGGCGCTGATGAGATCACAGGTCTTGCGGCACACAATGGATTTCTTTTCATCTTTGGTAAGCGTCAAATTCTGATTTATCAAAATGCCACTACACCAGCATCAATGTCATTGAGTGACACAGTAGAAAGCATTGGTTGCATTGCTAGAGACACTATTCAGAATACAAGTTCTGATGTGATCTTCCTATCAAATTCTGGCATTCGTTCTTTGATGAGAACAATCCAAGAAAAGTCTGCTCCTGAAAGAGATCTGTCTAAAAATGTTAGAAAAGATTTATCAACAAAAATTAGCAGTGAAGTTTTGGCAAACGTCAAATCAATTTACTCTGAAAAAGAAGCAATTTATTTGTTGTCGTTGCCTATCAATCAACAAGTATATTGTTTTGACACAAAGGTTTCTTTACCTGATGGTGCTTTGCGAGTCACAGTTTGGGACTCAATACTGCCAAAATCTTTTTGTTCAAGACGTAATGGTGACTTGTTAATTGGCAAAACAGGATACGTTGCTCAATATACAGGATACCAAGACAATGGTTCATCTTACAGATTTTCTTACTACACAAATCATAGTGATTTAGGTGATGTATCAAGAACATCTATCATTAAAAAAATAACTGCTGTTGTCATTGGTGGAAGCAATCAGTTTGTAACGATCAAATGGGGATATGACTTCTTGACAAACTATTTGTCTGAGAATGTACTGATTCCCATTCAAGGTGTTTCAGAATATGGAACATCAGAATATGGTGCAAATGCGACTATTGTGGCTTACTATTCTGAAGGTGTTGCACTGCAAACATTGGTAGCAAATGGTTCGGGTTCTGGGAAAATTGTTCAAACAGGATATGAGACTGACATAAATGGTCTTCAGTTGTCTATTCAAAAGATTGAAGTTCAATCAAAACATGGTCGTTTGAGTTAAAAGGAATAAAATGACAACCTACACAAAATCAACTAACTTTGCAACTAAGGATACGCTTACCTCTGGCGACCCTTTAAAGATTGTTAAAGGTACTGAGATCAATACTGAGTTTGACAATATTGCAACTGCTGTCAATTCAAAGTCTGATACTGCATCGCCTACCTTTACGGGTACTGTAACAATTCCTACGTTGGCTGTTACTGGTGCGTCAACAATGACAGGGGCAATTACGATTGACAGTACCACTGATTCCACTAGTACAATTACAGGCTCAATTCAGACTGATGGCGGTTTGGGTGTGGCTAAAGCGGTTTATGTTGGTACAACGGCTAACGTAGCTGGTGCTGTAACCTTACAAAGCACACTAGGCGTTACAGGAGTTACAACTGTTCAAGCTGGTACAGCGGCACTTCCTGCCATCACTACCACAGGCGACACAAACACAGGTATCTTCTTTCCTGCCGCTGACACCATTGCTTTTGCTGAAGGTGGTGCGGAGGCTGTCAGGATTGATAGTTCAGGGAATGTTGGGATTGGTACTACTTCGCCAGCCGAAATACTGGATATGTTTCGAGGGTCAGGTTCTCCTTGGATGAGGTTGCAATCGGGTACTGGTGCTGTTCAAGGGTGGATGCAAGCGGTTGATAGCACTGCTGTAAATTTTGGTTCTTTAAGTTCTCATCCATTAAATTTACAATCAGCAGGAACAACTAGAGCAACCATAGACACCAGCGGTAACTTGCTTGTGGGGACTACAGACTCAACAAAGGGTGCATTGATAGTAGGTAAAGCCGCCCCAAATTCGGCATACGGACAAATTTGCGCTTTTTCTCCAACTGCGGCAGATACTGATATTTCTGGCATGAGCATTGTTAAATATGCAAATAATTCAACAACCGCCCAAGTTCTTTTTAGATTCTTGATAAATCAAGGTAGTGCTGGTCAAGGTCAAATCAACGCCAATGGCGCAAGTGCGGCGGCTTTTGGCTCTTACTCAGATGCACGATTAAAAGAAAACATTGTTGATTTGCCTTCGCAACTTGCCAACATCATGGCATTGCGCCCTGTTGAGTTTGACTACATTGAATCAGAGGGCGGCGGTCATCAAATAGGTTTTATTGCTCAAGAAGTAAAAGAAATATATCCAGACTTGATTGGTGAAGATGCAGATGGAATGTATACGCTTTCAGACATGAATAAAAATGATGCTCGACTTATTAAAGCCATCCAAGAGATGAAGGCAATCATTGACACCCAAGTCAGCACCATCACAGCCTTGACAGCACGAATTACAGCATTGGAAGCTAAATGACACCCGTTCAAGCTAGTTGTTTCGGCAAAACAGAATAAACGTAAAAGGTAAAACATGAAAGCAACAGAAATCATACTAGCAGATGCACAAAAAAGAGGTGTAGATGGGAACAAGGCATTAGGCTTGATAAGCAATGCTGTGAAACAGAAAAAAGCTGTTTTGATGCAAGAGGGTAACTCTGTCTTAATGGTTACAAAGATTGATGATGATGCCGCAGAAGTTCATTTGTTTACACAAGATGGCGTGATGACACTTGCTAGATCTTTAAGTGCTTTCATACAAAGAACAACTGATCTTGGTATCAAAACTGTTTATGGTAAAGCCGACAATCCTCAAATTGTTGAACTGCTTAAAAAAGTAGGTTTAAATGTTGTTGACTCTGACTTGCCTCAATTCAACTGGAAGGCTGACTTATGAAATTCAATGATCGTAACTATGCCTTGTTGGGCATTCCAGATTTACCAATAAATGCTTTTAGGCATATTGGGGATAGAAAGATTAAGCCTCAAGGTGGTATTTCATCTGTTTTTAGTTCAGTTGGCGATGTTATTGATAGCGGTGTCAGCAGTGTATCTAACGCATTGGCTGATGTTGATGACACTGTAAATGAAGAAATTCCAGGGGGTTGGGTTACTCTTGGCGCTCTTGCTGGCGGTGCGGCTTATGCTTCAGGTGCTTTGGGTGGAACTGCTGGTGCGGCAGGGGCTAGTAGCCCTTTTGTGTCTCAAGCGGCGGGTGCTTATGGTTCTGGTGGAGCATTAGGAGCAAGTCTTGCAAGCCAAATAGGAACTCAAGGTTTAACACCAAGTTTGTTGACACAAGCGGCTGGTGTTTTAAATGTAGCACCAGCTACTTTGTCTTCATTTGCACCCTCTGTTATTCAAGGTTTGTTGAGTGCTGGAGGTTCTTATCTTCAAAGTGAAGCGGCGGCAGAGTCAGCAACAACTCAAGCACAAGCACAAGTTCGTGCGGCACAGATTGCGGCAGATGCGGCTAGATTTAGACCTGTTGGCGTAACTACTCGTTTTGGTGCATCTGGTTTCCAGACTGATGCGGCGGGTAATGTTATTCGTGCTGGATATATACCAAGTCCTGAAATTCTTGGTTACCAAAACCGATTGTCTACATTGGCTGGTCGAGGTTTAACTGGTGCAGAGGGCGCTCAAGCGGCTTATGCTCCTTTAACTGGTGCGGCACAGAATCTGTTTAGCCTTGGTCAGGGTTACCTTAACAAGAGTCCTGAAGAAGTTGCGGCTGACTACATTACTAAACAACAGGCTTTGCTTGCACCTAGCCAAGAGAATCAACTTGCCATGTTGCAGAACAAGTTACAACAACAAGGTCGTGGTGGTTTATCTGTTGCTCAAGGTGGTGCTATGGGTGCTACAACACCTGAAATGCAAGCCTACTACAACTCTATTGCACAAAGCAATTTGGTTCTTGCGGCACAGGCAGATCAAGAGGCTAGAAACCGCATAACCTATGGTGCTGGATTGTTCGATACTGGCGCTAACTTGCAGGGCAGATACTACACTGGTCAAACAGCGGCTCTTGCACCATTTACCAATCCTATGGATGTAAGTACAGGGCTTGAGAGTCTTGCAGAACGACCATTGACTCTTGGCACTTCAATCGGTGAAAGAACTACTGCTGGTGCGGCACAAGCTGGAATGTTGACAAGTCAGGGCATTACTAGTGCGGCTCAGACAATGGCTCCATCAAATGCCTATTCTTTAGGTGGCAATGTGTTGGCTGGTGTTGCAGGAAGTCCTAATGTCACTGGTGCATTGAACAGAGCATTTGGTGTAACACCACAGCCAACGCAACAGCAATACACATTTAATCCTATAACAGGACAGTATCAACCAGCATCAGCTTTTGCATATTAAGGAGAAAAGACAATGGCAAGCGATATCTTAGGATTGTTCACTACTCCTGAACAGTACCAACAAAACCAGTTAGCACAGTTTCAGAATCGTGCGGCTCAAGAAGTACAGATGAGTCCTTTTCAACAAGCGGCTCTAGGTGCTAGGACTGCTGGTTACCAGTTTGGTCAAGGTATTGGCGGTGCTTTGGGTGGTCAAGACCCACAGTTGAAGTTGATTTCAA